AAAAGAGAATTTTATGTTGGTATAGGAATGGCAGGGACTGTTAACCAAATAAATTATTTTGGAGGTGAAGCCGTTTACAAGAATAAAAAAAGACAAGCATTTGGCTTAGGTGTAGGAGTTAATCAAGACTTAATTCCTATCATCTCAGCAAGAATGTATTGGAAGCTAGGCAGATGAGTGAAGATAATCTAAGAAAAGTAATTCAGCAGGAGTATATCAAGTGTGCTACAGACCCGGCACACTTTATGAAAAAATACTGCTATATTCAACACCCCCAAAGAGGTAGAGTATACTTTAATCTATACCCTTTTCAAGAAAAAGCACTTCACCTTTGGCGAGACAATCCTTACTCAATTGTATTGAAGTCTCGTCAATTAGGTATTTCAACATTAGCTGCGGGTTATTCACTTTGGTTGATGTTATTCCATAAAGATAAAAACGTACTTTGTATAGCAACAAAACAAGAAACCGCTCGTAATATGGTTACGAAGGTAAAGTTTATGTTCGACAATTTACCCTCCTGGCTAAAAATACCAGCAGATGAAAACAACAAATTATCACTCAGGTTAAACAACGGATCTCAAATTAAAGCAACTTCAGCATCAAGTGATGCAGGTCGATCAGAAGCAGTATCTCTTTTGCTGATTGACGAAGCTGCGTTTATTGAAGGAATTGGAGAAATATGGGCATCAGCACAACAAACACTAGCAACGGGTGGTGGAGCAATAGTACTTTCAACACCTTATGGAACTGGCAACTGGTTCCATCAAACTTGGGTGAGAGCGGAATCGAAGGAGAACGACTTTTTACCTATCAAATTACCTTGGTTCGTACACCCGGAGAGGAATGAAGAATGGAGAAAACGACAAGATGAACTTTTAGGTGATCCTAGATTAGCAGCACAAGAATGTGACTGCGACTTTAGCACTTCAGGTGATGTTGTTTTCTATCCAGAATGGCTAGAATTTATTGCTCAAACTACTATTCAAGAACCCGTTGAAAGAAGAGGTATTGATAAAAATTTATGGGTTTGGGAACCTGCTGACTACTCTAGAGACTATATGGTCGTAGCTGACGTTGCTAGAGGTGATGGTAAAGACTTTTCAACATTCCACGTAATGGATGTTGAAACCAATACTCAAGTAGCCGAATACAAAAGTCAATTACCTACTAAGGAATTCGGCTATCTTTTAGTTGCAATAGCGACTGAATATAATAATGCTTTACTTGTTGTAGAAAATGCCTCTATTGGTTGGGCTACTATTGAAGCTATTATGGAAAGGGGATATCAAAATCTATACCACTCTCCAAAATCTGATCAATTAACAGCTGAAACCTACTTAAAGAGTTTTGAAAACAACTCAAATATGGTTCCTGGTTTTACAATGTCAATGAGAACTAGACCATTAGTAGTAAACAAATTTAGAGAATTTGTAGGAGATAAAAGTGTAACCATTCGATCAAAGCGCTTACTTGAAGAAATGAAAGTATTTGTTTGGAAAAATGGTCGACCCGAAGCACAATCTGGATACAACGATGATTTAGTAATGCCATTTGGTATAGGAATGTTTTTAAGAGACACATCTTTAAGATTCCAACAACATAATATGGATATGGCTAGAAATGCCATAAGCAACATACAAAAACGAGATACACAAACAATGATACCCGGGACAAGAGTCCAAAATCCTTACATACAAAAAGTAGGTAATCAAATGGAGGATATAAAATGGCTACTCTAATATTTATACTATATGGCACAAACTGATATTTTTACAAGGTTAAAAAGATTATTCTCAACGGATGTTATTATTCGTAGTGAAGGGGAAGGACAATTAAAAGTAATTGATCCTGATAGAATTCAAAGTACAGGAGAATTCCAAACCAACTCAGTTGTTGATAGATTTGGTAAATTATACACTAACCCAGCAGCTACTTCTCTATTAGCTCAACAATTTAACCTCAATTACCAGTATTATAGAACTTATCTATATGGAGACTATGATACTATGGATACAGATGCCATCATCGCTTCTGCTCTTGATATTGTAGCTGATGAATGTACTTTGAAAAACGATCAAGACGAGGTTCTTCAAATTAGAAGTAGCGATGAAGATATTCAAAAGACTCTTTACAATCTATTCTACGATGTCCTTAACATTGAATTTAACCTTTGGTCTTGGATTCGCCAAATGTGTAAGTATGGTGACTTCTTCCTCAAATTAGAAATTGCTGAGAAGTTTGGTGTTTACAACGTAATCCCTTATACTGCTTACCACATTCAAAGAAAAGAAAACTTTGACCCTAAAAACCCGGCCAAAGTAGAATTCCTTTATAATCCTGATGGTTACTTTACAGGAGGTTCAGGTTACTATGCAACCCCAAATGAAAGTATTGATAATGCAAGTTCTATTGTATTTGATAACTACGAAGTAGCTCATTTCCGTTTAATTACTGATGTAAACTATCTTCCTTATGGTCGTTCTTATTTAGAACCAGCTCGTCGCTTATTTAAGCAATACGTGTTAATGGAAGATGCAATGCTTATCCACAGAATTGCTCGCGCCCCAGAAAAGCGTATTTTCTATGTTAACGTAGGTAATATCCCACCTCAAGAAGTTGATGCCTTTATGCAAAAGACTATCAACAATATGAAGAAAACTCCTTTAATGGATGAAAGAACAGGTGAGTATAACTTAAAATACAATATGCAGAATATCCTTGAGGATTTCTTCATTCCTGTTAGAGGCAACGACACTACAACAAAAATCGATACTACAAAAGGTTTAGAATATAATGGTATCGAAGACGTAGCTTACTTGAGAGATAAGTTATTCGCTGCTCTTAAAGTGCCTAAAGCATTTATGGGTTACGAAAAAGATTTGACCGGTAAAGCTACGTTAGCTGCTGAAGATATCCGTTTCGCTCGTACAATTGAACGCATCCAGAAAATTGTGTTATCTGAATTGTATAAGATCGCTTTAATCCACTTATACACACAAGGATATGATGGAGAGCAATTAACCAACTTTGATTTAGGTTTAACTACACCATCAATTATCTACGATCAGGAAAAAATTGCTTTGTTAAGTCAGAAAGTTGAGCTTGCATCTGCAATGATGGAAAATAAATTAGTTCCAACTGACTGGATTTATGAAAATATCTTCCACTTCAGTGAAGACCAATATGATGAGTACAGAGATTTGTTAATGGAAGACCAAAAACGCACTTTCAGAATGAATCAAGTAGCTAATGAAGGTAACGACCCATTAGTTACAGGTAAATCATATGGTACCCCCCACGATTTAGCTTCTTTATATGGTAAAGGCAGATATGAAGCTAACTCAGTACCTGATGGATACGACGAAAAAACACCTCTAGGTCGTCCTGAAGAAAAAGTAACAGATAGAAATACCCAAGATGATAATTTTGGTAAGGATAGATTAGGTGCTATTTCAATGAAAGTAGATGACCAAGAAGATTTTGGCAGAACTCAATTTAAAGGAGGATCACCATTAGCATTAGAAAATGCAAAAATCGCTCTTTCCAAAAATAAAACATTAATTGAAGGTTTACAGAAAAAATTAGTATTCCAATCTGATAAAGATAAAGAATCACTACTGGATGAATCTAATTTAACGGAGTAATAATCCTTATATATTTATAAGAAATCCTAATTTGGAATGAATATTAAACATTCAAAATATAAGAATACGGGTATTATTTTTGAATTACTCGTGAGACAAGTGACAGCGGATACACTTAATGGTGATCAGTCTCCTGCTCTCAACATTATTAAGAACTTTTTTATCAAAAGTGAACTTGGTAAAGAATTAAAACTTTACGAGTCATTAAATAAAAATACTCAACTTCACGAATCTCAAGCTAATCTTTTGATTCAAACATTGATTGAATCATCAAAGAAATTAAATAGAGGACTTTTAAGAAGAGAAAAGTATAATCTTATTAATGAAATTAAAAAAGCTTATAATTTAGAAGAATTTTTTAAATTTAAACTTCCAAATTACAAGGCGTATGCCTCATTTTATACCCTTTTAGAAATCTCATCTTCTGATAAATTTATTAATCCTGAGATTTTAGTAACTAATAAAGTTACATTGTTGGAGTATTTAAGTGCTTCTACTATTACTGAAGAGAAAGTTACAAATGATATCCTTGAAGAATTTAAAACATATGATCAAGATGTAAGAATGTTAGCTTATAAATTGATGCTTGAAAAATTCAATGGTAAGTACTCTGATTTATATCCTTCACAAAAGGAAATCCTTAAAGAATTTATTACTTCCGTAGATTCAACTCCAAAACTCAAAAATTACTACAACGAAAAAGTTGTAAAAATTAAGGAAGAATTAAACCAAATTAGTGGAGTAATTAGCAACAAAGTAATTCTAATTAAATTACAAGAAGTACTCCCCTTAATCAAAGAGATTGATAAACAAAGTAATATTCGTAACGAGGATATAACTAACCTTTTGTTGTATACTGAACTTTTAGAAGAATTAAGGAAAAGCAATGGAAGGCAGAAAATTTAAACTTATTACTAAAGAACCAGATGAAACTGGAGCTGTAGAATCAGATGTAATTTACCTTCCTGATTTTGAGCAGTTACTTAAGTCTATCAATAAAACTCTTGACGTTGCAGATGGTATTGTAGCCACTGATCAAGTTAGAGGAGATAGAAAATTTATTGACTTTGCTCAAAAATTAAGAAATATTAGAAACGATATTAGAACTCATCTCCGTAAAAACTACCCAGAAGATTACGTTGACATTAAGGGTATAGATGAGACGGGGTTTGCTGTAGGAGCAGGTCCCCAATTTGCTACTCCATTTGCATTTAAAAAAACTAAAAAACAAGATTTGCCCGAAAGTAATCCTGGTGCTGATTTAGGACCCGGTCCAAAAGCTGGTAAAGATGGAGTGACTAATAACTATTATGTTAGTAACTTTAAGTATAAAATAGTTAACCCTAAAAAATTGGCAGCTCAATCAAAAGCAATTGACACCAAATATTTATGGGGGACAAAATATGTATAATATGGAAGCAAACAATTCTCTAGATCAATACTTAAATAGTATTAGAACAAAAGACAGTCAACAAAAAGAATTTGTTAAAAGGAGAATTCTTGCTTTTGATGAGATCGACAAACAATTCCAGGAATTAAAACCTTTACTACGACAAGCAAAAAAAGAGACTTTAGCTTATTATAAGAAAAATCCAAATTATGCTGTCATAACACCTACGGATCTAATCCTTGATTATATAAAAGACATTAAAGATATTTTAAAGAACGAATAATGAAAAGTTTACAAAACCAATATAATCTAATTAAAGAAGGAAAAGGCCAAAAAGACGTTTTCTTGAAAAGCGTTAAAAGATTATTTCCTGATCTTATCCCTAATCATTTTGGGTTTAATGAAACTACTACTATCCTCAAGCAAAGAGGCATCATTAGTGAAATGATCGTAGGTGGTGGTTTAGTAACTCCTAATCCTAACCCATTTAAAAGCTTTGAAGCTTATTTAAATGAGGAATTTTCAGTAGCTGAGAATCCAATTGAAGCTCCTAAACCTAAAAAAGAACAAACTACTAAAGCTGAAAATAAAAAAGTTTCTAAAGAAGTAGAAGATTTAGATAAGGAAACTGGATACGATTACAAAGATTACAAAAATATTGATAACATTTACGGCGAAGCTTTCTTAGAAGGTTATTATGCTGAAATGAAAGATCCTAAAAACGCTAATAAGACAGTTGACGAGTTAAAAGAAATTGTAGCTAAAAATATGGCTAAAGATAGTCTTTACTACGTTAAAAACGCTGCATTTGGTGTTAAAGGTATTGGTTACCAAACCGAAGTTCCTGGCTTAGGTACTCCTAAAGAAGCAACTGGAAAATATAAATCTTCAGGATATGGTGATTTAAAAGAATCTATTTTAGAAATCGCTAGAGAAATTAATGAAGAGAAATGAAACAGGTTTTAATTGAAACCCAACTCTTTAAAGTTAACCCCATTCAACTTAGTGAGGGTATGGCTTCACCTTCAGGGAATCCTTTGGTTTTAGGTATACTTGCCACTGCTGGTGAAGTAAATGGTAACCAAAGAATCTACAGCCCTGATATTTGGAAAAGAGAAATCGACAAATACCAAAAAATTGTAGAAGAAAACCGAGCAACAGGTGAACTAGATCACCCAGACTCTTCTATTATCAACCTTAAAAATGTTTCTCACATCATTAGAGAAATTTGGTGGGATGGTAATGAAATTATGGGTAAAATTGAAATCTTGCCTACAGCAGCAGGAAATATCCTTAAAGCACTTATTCAAAATGGTGTAGTAGTAGGTGTTTCTTCACGTGGTGAGGGTTCATTAAAACCAATGGGTAATGGTATGATGGAAGTTCAAGATGACTTCAACCTCATCTGTTGGGATTTTGTTTCAACCCCTTCAAACCCAGGTTCATATATGCATTTGGTTAAAGAAGGTATGGAAGAAATTAAAACAGATAACTTAAGAAAAGTAAATGAAATTTTGACTGACATTTTATGTGCTAACGGCACTTGCCCAGTCATTTAAGAGGCCTGCTACCTTAGGCAACAACCCCCCGTTGGATAGTATCCTTCGGCCAAAGCCCTCGAAAGAGGGCTTTTCTCTTCTGACAAAGGCGATTTTTAAAAATCTGCATATACGTATAAGCGTAATATGTCATTTCTTATATGACATTCGAATAATCAATCTTTATTACGTTTCATTAATAAACGTAACCCCCAAAACAATTTTGTGGAAATGAGTAACAGTAAAAACCTGCTCGAAGAGGCTATTGCTGATGCAAAATCTGTTAAAGAAGCTGCTATCGCAAACGCCAAAGCTGCTTTAGAAGAGGCTTTTGCCCCATATCTCGCCGAAAAGTTCGCTGCAAAGCTAGCTGAAATGGAAGATGAGGATCCAAAAGAAGCTTATGAAGTAGATGAAGAAATGGAGCTCGAAGAGAAGATGTCAAACCCCGTACAACGCAAAGGTGACGATGAAAAAAAGAACGGTAAGTTCTCTAAAGAATCAAAACCCGAAGAAGAAACTGAAATGATGGCTAAAAAGCTTAAAAAAGAAGGTGACTTGGATGAGATGGATCTCGAAGAATTGCTCCGTGAACTAGAGGAAGAGGAAATGCTCCAAGAAAATGCCCGAACTGACGCCGAAGAAGAAGGATACCTTGATGGTATGAAAGACGAAAAGGAAGATGAAGAGGACAAAGACGAGGATATAGAACTCGACCTTGAAGATATGTCCGAAGATGAGTTAGAAAAACTCGTTAAGGATGTAATTGAGGATATGGTTAGAGCTGGCGAAATCGAAGCCGGCGAAAACTTTGAAGAAGAAGAAACTGAAGATATTGAAGTTTCAGATTCTGAAGAAGAAACCATTGACGAAAATGCCCGCACGGCTGCCGAAGAAGAAGGCTACCTTGACGGGATGCACGATGAAAAGTATGACTTAACCAAAGAAGAAAAAATGGACGAAGGCATCAAAGACAAACTCAAGAAATTTGTGGATACATTAACAGATCCTGAAAAGGCTCTTATTCCTGATGATTTCTTTAAGTTTGCCGATAAGATGAATCTGTTACCTGCTGGAACCGTAACTAAAGGTATGGAGAAATCAGGAGCTGGTAAAACTTCAAGCATTGGTGAAGCAGAGAAAGAAAGGGCTAAAATGCAGCAAGAACTCAACGAGTTAAGAGCTACATTGAATGAAGTAAAACTTCTTAATGCTAAACTTCTCTATACCAATAAAATCTTCAGAGGTAAAAATCTTACTGAAAACCAAAAGGTGAAAGTATTGCAAGCTTTTGATAAAGCATCTACAGTAAAAGAAACTAAACTCGTATTCGAAACATTATCTTCAGAGCTTAAAGAAAAGAAAGCTCCTGTTAATGAATCAATCAGAGGATTAGCTTCTAAACCCACTGGCGCTGCTCCAACAAAGCAACCAATTCTTGAATCAAATGATCAAGTTATAAGATGGCAAAAACTTGCCGGTATTATTAAATCTTAATTTAAATCGTAATTAAAAAAATGTCACAATTACAATCTCTTTTAGAATCATCAGCTAGTGGTTGGAAAAACCTCCAGTCAGATGCGGCTAGATTAGCCAAAAAATGGGAAGTGACTGGACTTCTTGAAGGTCTCAATTCAGAGACTGACAAGAACAACATGTC